CTGGTCTATGGGGCACAATAACAAATACAAATTTACAAATATTAGAACAATCAGCTACAGGATATTTAAGTCAATCCATGGCCTCTGGGGACGTTACACTTACCTTAACTAATGGTGCTACTTCGGACGGTAAAAATGCTTTTTATGAATTAACAGGGACCTTAACTGCTAATAGAACTTTAACAATGCCTAGCGGTGCAGAGAGATCTATTATAGTAAAAGACTCTACAACTAGAGGAGCTTCGTCTTCACTCTATTCTTTATCTGTTGCTACAGCTAGTGGAACTAGTGTCCCTATACCAATAGGTGCGTCTGTTGCAGTTGTATCAGATGGCACGAATATGAAATTAGGATTATTATCTAAAGGTTATGGAACTATAAACTCAGCTTCTGTAACTTCTTATACAGCTGTTGCTGGTGATCAACTTTTAACAAACACTACAACTGCAGGTATTTCAATTACATTGCCTACATCAGCTGCAACCGGAGATGAATTAACAATAGTAGATGCTCGAGGAACTTTTCAATCTAATAATTTAACGATTGCTAGAAACGGTCACAACATAAATGGATCTGGCGCTAATTTAATTTTGTCAACAAATGGTCAAGCCATAACTTTAGTGTATGTTGATTCAACTCGTGGCTGGGCGTATAAGACAAACACAGCATAGGAGGATGAATTATGCCTCTTACACGAGTTAAATTTTTACCTGGAATAGATAAACAGAATACAACCGTTGGAGCAGAGGGACGTTGGGTTGATTGTGATAATGTAAGATTTAGATATCAGTTACCAGAAAAAGTAGGTGGTTGGTCTTCCTTAGTCACGGATACTATTGTTGGTGTGGCCAGAAAAATGTTTCCGTTTGTAGATTTAGATGGAAACCGATACGTGGCCATCGGAACAGATAAACTTTTATTATTATATTTTGAAGGTCAGCTTTATGATATTACACCACTAGACACTCAAATAACAAATGCAACTATACAAACATTTTCAGGCTCTAGTTTAGTAACAATTACAAGTAGCACTGCACATGGTTTAGAACCTGGTGATATTGTATTTTTAGATGACACCACGTTACCAGGCAGCAGTGGTTATTCTACATCTGATTTTGATGATAAAAAATTTCAAGTTACAAATGTTTTAAATGCTACACAGTTTCAAGTAACAGTCACAACATCGGGTACACCGGCAAACGCTGGCCCTGGTGGCAGCATAGATATTGCACCTTATGTTAGAATTGGTCCAGCCGCACAATCTTACGGTTATGGTTGGGGTATATCTGAGTGGCAAGGATCTATCGCTGGTGCTGCAACATCAACTTTAAACGGTGCACTATTAAATGATACAAATGGTACAGGTGGATCTGGAACAAATATTACATTAGCTTCAACAACAAACTTTAGCTCTGCAGGTAGAATTTTAGTAGAGGAAGAATTAATATCTTATGCATCTATTGCAGGTGCTAACTTACAATCTATTGTAAGAGAGGTAAATGGAACAAGCAAAGCTGCTCACTCAGACGGAACAGCTGTAACAGATGCTACAAACTTTTCTGATTGGGGTGAAGCTACAGTTGCATCAACAGTACAATTAGAACCAGGGCTTTGGTCATTAGATAATTTTGGACAAGTTTTAGTAGCAACTATTGCTAATGGTAAAACATTTACTTGGGATGCAGGAGGCACATTGCCTTTAACAACAAGAGCTGCAACAACCACTTCTGGTTTTGCAACAGGAAATAATCCAACTGCAACAAGAGCTAGTTTAATATCACCAACAACAAGACACTTAATTCATCTTGGGACAGAAACAACAATAGGTGATCCTACAACGCAAGATGATATGTTTATAAGATTTTCTGACCAAGAAGATATAAATAGTTATACACCTTCTGTGACTAACGCTGCAGGAACACAAAGACTGCAAGATGGTAGTAGAATTATTGGATCTTTAAAAGCCAAAGAAACTATCTTGATTTGGACTGATAACGCTTTGTACACTATGAAATTTGTTGGTGCTCCTTTTACATTTGGTTTTGAACAGGTGGGTACAAACTGTGGACTTATAGGTAAGAATGCTGCAGTTGAAGTAGATGGTGTTGCGTATTGGATGAGTCCTAATGGTTTCTTTTTATACGATGGTACAGTTAAAACGTTAACGTGTTCTGTTGAAGATTATGTGTTTGATCAATTAGATATTACAAAAGGTCAACAAGTAAATGCTGGACTAAATAATCTTTTTGGTGAAGTAACTTGGTACTATCCTACTACTTCATCAACTTATAATGATCAGTATGTAGTTTATAATTATGGTGAAAGTGGCCCACAACTTCCTATCTGGTATATTGGAACGGAAGCTAGAACAAGTTGGATAGACGGAACAATATATCCAAAACCTTTTGGAACTAAATTTGATTCTACTGCAGAAGGTACTTTTCCTACAATAGTTGGTGTATCAGGATTAGGACAAACTACTTTATTTGAACATGAAATAGGAACTGATCAAATAAACCCTGATGGAACAACCACGATTGTTGCATCAAATATAAAATCATTTGATTTTGATTTAGATATACAAGGCACAGCAGGTCAGTTCTTTTTATTTATGAGAAGAATATTACCAGACTTTAAAAATTTACAAGGTGATTCTAAAATTACAATGTCTGTAAAAAGATTTCCACAACAATCAGATAGTGCAACTACATTAAGTCCGTTTACAGTTTCGTCATCTACAAATAAAATAGATACAAGAACTAGAGGGCGATACGCAAATATTAAAATAGAAAATGATGGTGCTAGTCAATCATGGAGATTTGGTACAATTACACTAGACTTACAACAGGATGGTAGAAGATAATGGCAAAGATAGTAGTACGATTACCCGAACCAAAACAAGAGTATGACATCTCTAACCAAAAACAAATTAATAGAGCTTTGACTACTGTTGTAGAACAACTTAATTCAACATTTTTAGAAACAGAAAAAGAGGAGCAACAAAGATTTAATTTCTTTTTATCGTAATGGCAAATGTTTATAAAAATATACAAGCAACAATTAGTTCAGCTGGGTCTGATGTAAGTATGTATACGTCACCTACAGCTACTACATCTATTATTAAAACTATAAGGTTATTTAATACTCATGGATCTGCTCTAACGGTTACAACAAAAGTTAGAGATAGCTCTGCTAGCACTGATTTTGAGTTTAGCACAAACGTTGTAAATGCTAGTGATAGTGCGGATATGTTGACCTTTAATAACATTTTAATTTTAGAAGAAGGTGATATACTAAAGATGCAAGCTGCAACTACTGGTGTTATAAAGATGACAGCTTCAGTATTACAAATAACGAGGACATAATGCCATTTATTGAACAAGAAGCATCACTAAGATACGAAGAAATTAACGGCAAAAGAGTGCCTATTATTACACCTCAGAGTGAGGTAACTCTTACTAATACCATAACAGGTAAAGAATATATGTCTGATGCAGAGGCTCAAGCTGATGTAAATGATCCTAGCTCAGACACTAAACAAGAACACATAAGAAGAGACGTTAAAATCACAGTAGAAGCACTACCTTTGGGCGGTGATTCTAAGTTGTAAAGGAGCAATAAATATAGTATTTTTACCTATGGCAATAACTAGATCACAAATAGCAAGACAATTACTTCAGCAGGGTGGGGTTAGTATGGTGGACCCTAGAATGCAACAGTCACTTGCACAAAACATAGCAGTAAACGAAGCCAATAGAGAAATTAATCAAGCGATGAGAAAGCCTGGTGGGTTAAGAGATTTATATCAAAAATATGGTTTTTCTGATCCACAAATTAAAACTCAATTTGCACCATCAATGTCAAGAAATCCAATGATGGAATTAGCAAATAGACAAAATTTAGTTAGAGCCATTGCAGGAAGAAGTGGACAAACGGGAAGTGCGGTAAATGTAAATAATTTTATTCCTGATACGAAATCAGAGCGAGAGAGGGAACGTGATCGAATAGTAGCAGAAAACCAAAGAATAGTTGAAGAGTATATTATGGCAGCAGGAGCCTCTCCTGGTATGGGACCAATAACATCAATGCCAAAAGCTATTGAAACAGATCAAGACTTAATAAGTAGACTTACAAAACTAACTCCTTTGCAGGCAACAAGTTTTGATCCTTTTGATCAATTAAGTGACATAGATCAATATACTTTATCTTTAGCATACCCAGAACTAATGGGTCAAAGAAGAGATACAAGTTTTATCCCTAAAGATATGGGTCCACCAACTGAGTATGAACTTTTTCAAACAAGATTTGGTCTTAAGAAAGGTGGTATGCCTACATTAAAAGATGCAAAAGAAAATGCACCTCCAGGTGAGTTTCTTGCATACATTAATCCAAAAGAAGCAGACATGTTAAGAGCCGCTGGTGGTTCTGGTATCATGACAGCTATGGGTATTCCAAGCTTTGTTGACTTTGGACCAGGCTTTA